AGGAGACCATCATGACCTATTCACTCCCGACCTTGCCCGCGAACTACCCGATCCCGACTCTCGTACCCGTCTGGGTCGTCGTCGACCGTGACGACACCGAGGCCGACATCCTCGAATACTACGACCTCGACGAACTGCACGACGCGAACCGCGACGCGCTCGAAGTCGGCGGGCGCGTCGTCCGCGACATGATCGAGCCGCCGTGCGTCAGCGTCGTCGTGACGGGACTCGATGGCGAGCGGCTTCGGAAGAACTTCGACGACATCGACGAGGGGATCGCATACGCGAAGGAACTCGTGAAGAGCGAACCGCTGTACACGCGCACGGTTCCGCAGTCCGACCGCGTTCTCGCCTGTTGGTCGATCGGACGCTTCGCGATCGAGGTGATCGCGTGAGCGCGTCCGACTGGCAGGAGATCGCGATCGCCTGCGGGCTGACCGCGCTCGTCATCGGCGTCATCGCAGTCAAACTCGCGGACGCCCTGCGCCGCACCGTCGCGGAGGTCGAACGCCTCCGCGCGAAGGAGGAACGGCGATGACGTGGACGCCGCTCACGAAGCCGGAGGTGATCGCACGACGCGCGCACCTCGGCGAGATCGACGCGATGCTCGCGCACCATGTCCGCGCGCTGACCGTCGCCCGCGCTCGGTACGGCTTCCTCGTGTCCGACGTCGCTCGACGTCGGGGAACCGCGACCGTAGAACTTCTTGCGCGCAAGGTCGAGAACCTCGAACGCGCGCGCGCATTGTGGCTCGACGACTTCCGTAAAACAGAGAACCCTAAGGAGACCCCATGAGTTTCGACCAGAGACACGACCGACGGACGACGATCGGCGCAAGTGAAGCCGCCGCCGTCCTCGGATTGAACCCCTACCGAACCGCGCTCGATGTTTGGATGGAGAAGACCGGGAACGTCGCTCCGTCCATCGACTCGAAGTATGCGCGCCTCGGCAACGCGCTCGAACCCGTCGTCGCCGACCTGTACGCGCAACAGACGGGCCTCGAACTGCGCGACCTCGCGACGACGATCGTCCACGCGTCGAAGCCGATCTCGGGAACCCCGGACAGGATCGTCGTGACGCCCGACGCCGCGCGTGTCGTCGAGATTAAGACGGCATGGAACTCGCGCACGATCGCCGCATGGGGCGAGGAGGGAACCGACGCCGTTCCTGACCACTACCGAGTGCAAGGCGTGATCTACATGGCCCTATGCGGTCTCGACCGCTGCGACTTCGCGCTGTTCGCCGCCGGAGATCTGCGGGTCTACACGATCCATCGGGATCACGCCGTCGAAGCCGAGACGCTCGACCGCCTCGCCGACTGGTGGGCGACCTACGTCACGACGAACACGCCGCCGCCTGTGACGTCGGGAGCGGATCTCGACGCCCTCAAGCGTCGATGGGCGGCGTCCTCCGGCGTGATCCTCAAAGCCGGGCCTATGGCGACGGAGATCGCCCGCGAGTACGCGGAAGCCGTCGCCGCCGCCGACGCCGCGAGCGCGCGCGCCGACCTCGCGAAGGCGCGACTTCAGGAGGCGATCGCGGACGCCGATGGCATCGAGGGCGAGACCTTCCGCGCGACGTGGAAGTTTGCGAAGCCGTCGAGTCGCGTCGACTGGGAAGCCGTCGCGAAGGCGTGCGGCGCGTCGAAGGAACTGATCGAGTCGAACACCAAACTCGGGGCGGCGTCTCGCCGCTTCCTTTTCAAGGAGATGTCATGAACCAGAGCAGCACGAAGTCCGTCGCCCCTATCGAGGGGTTCAAAGTCGCGGTCGAGTCCCGTAAAGCGTCATGGGCGGCGATCCTGCCGAAACACGTCTCGGTCGAGCGGTTCGCCCGCTCGATCATCCTCGCCGCCGCGCGCTCGCCCGCGCTCCTGAACGCGGACAAGGCGACCGTGTTTCTTGCCGCGCAGCAGGCGGCGCAACTCGGCCTCGACTGTTCGGGGACGCTCGGATCCGCGTACCTTGTTCCCTACGGCGGCAAGGTGACGCTCGTCATCGGATACCGAGGTCTGATCGACCTCGCGCGTCGGTCGAAGGAGATCGTGTCCCTTCAGGCGCAGGTCGTTCACGCCGCCGATAGGTTCGAGGTGACGCTTGGAACAGAGCCGAGCATCGTCCACGTTCCCGCGTTTGGCGTCGACGATCGAGGCGACGTGACCGCCGCTTACGCGGTCGCGGAACTCGTCGGCGGCGGTCGGCAGTTCGAGGTCATGACGCGCGGTCAACTCGACGGGATCCGCAAGCGGTCGAAGGCGTCAGGCTCCGGCCCGTGGGTCACCGACGCCGAGGAGATGATGCGGAAGACCGTCCTCCGTCGCCTCGCGAAGTGGTTGCCGCTGTCGCCGGAACTCGCCGACGCGATGATCGCCGAAGCCGCCGGGAACGACGGCGACGCGTCCGACGCGGCGATCGCCGCCGCTGCCGATGTCCTCGAAGTCCCGGCGGATAACGTCGAGAAGGAGCCGACCGATGCCAAGTGAGAAGACCTTCAAGTCCTCGGAGATCGCGCCGTCGCTTCTCGTGACGGTCGCGCCCGGGTATCGCGTGAACGCGATGGTGAAGTTCGAGTTCCCGAACTCCCTGTCGCAGATGAAGCGCGCCTACGTCATGGACTGGACACCCCAACACGACGACGTAGCGGCGACGCTCGAAGCCGCCGCCGCCGAGATTCGCAGACTCCGAGGAGAGAAGTCATGAACGAACACACGAAGGCGGCGGTCGACCTGATCGCCGCGATGACGGCGGCTATGGTTCCCTCGATGCCGTACAACGGCACGGGCGGGCACGCGGGGAGTGAGACCTCGAAGGAGCGCGCTGAGACCGAAGCCGACGACGGCACGCTCGCGAAGCGTCAGCGGGAGGTTATGGCGTTCCTCTGGGCGCAAGCCGACCGGGGGGCGACGTGGTACGAGGTGGCTGAACACCTCGGGATTCACCACGGAAGCGCGTCCGGCGCGCTGTCGAATCTCCACAAGGCGGGGAGGATCGTCAGGACGTCGGATCGTCGCGGACGCTCCGAGGTCTACATGATCGCTGAGATCGCGGCGACCCTTCCCGTCACGCTGCGCGAACCTCGCGAGCGCGTGTCGCGGAAGGAGATCGCCGAAGCCGTCGCGGTCGTCGAGGCTCGCCTCTTCGTCGCCGGGTTCTGCGACGTTCAGATCGAAGCCGCGTTGAAAGTTCTCCGCCGCGCGGGAGGTTCCCATGAAGACTAGGTTCCATCTATACGCGGTCGCCGACGAATCACTCGCCCGCAAGGTCGCCGAGACCGCGTTCGCGCTCGGCGTGTCGCAGGCCCACCTAATCAGGTGGGCGACCTCGGAGTTCCTCGCGACCGCCGAGGCGCGCGTGACCGCGCTCCGCACGGCAGGCGCGCTTCCTCCGCCGCCGCTCGGCGCGAAGTCGGAGCCGAAGTCCCGCGCGAATCGGAACCCCGCGAAACGACGCCCGGAGCCGGGAGTCGACGAACCGTTTTAAGACGTAGACGCGGCGACCGCCCGCGCCGCGCCGTCTAGCGCGTCCGATGCCGCAAGGGTCGGACGCGCGCCTTTTCCCGCTCGCGTTCGACGCGTTCGGACAGCACGCCCATGACGACGAACTGTTCGAGTTCGGTCAGATCCTCGAACCGCTCGGCATACTTGCCGAACCGCTTCCGCACCGTTGGCCAGTCGGCAACCGGGATGACGAAGGATTCGAGTCCCTGCGGCTTCAGGCACGCGAACGACATCCGCCACGTTTCTGCCGCGTCGTGTCCGCGCGTTCGCCGGATGCGGAGATATTCGTCGCGCTCGCTCGACCTGTAACGCTTCGACACTCGGAACTCCCACGGCGCGACGAGCGCGAGCGTCTGCACGGGTCACCGTTTCAGGAGTGCGCGAAGGTCGGCTTCGTGGATCAGGAAGTAGCCGCCCGCCGGGGAGACGATGCCGACCGTATCCGTGCCGTCGAGGATCACGCGAACCTCCGACTGGGCTACGCGCGGGAACCCCTTCGTCTGATCGTCTACTGGATGCATCGTCGCGACGACCACCTCACGAGTCGCGCAACCACCAAGAACGACCACCACCACGCTAAGGAGACCAGAGCGACGAGCGCGCGCGATGACGCGCTCGACGTCGGTCGGCTTCTGTTCGAGGTTCCCATAGGTGACGCGTCCCGTTTCGCGAGGCGTTCGGAGCGCGACCCCGAGGACGTCGGCGATCAGTTGCGAGAGGAACGCGAGGAGAGCGGTCATCCTTTCGCGACCATCGCCTCGATATAGGCGCGGAGTTTCTCCTCGCCCCACGACTTGATGAGTTCCGCCGCCTTCGGGCCGACGAGTTGAAGCGCGATCGCGCCCGCGCGTCGGCGCGCTTCCGCCTTCTCCGAGTCGGTCAGCGTGCCGTCCGCCGCCGCCGCCTTCAGGTCGTCGACGTAGGTCTGCCGGACGGAGTTCACCGCGAGAAGGATCGCCTCGATCGCCTCGGCTTTCGTGTCGGACATCTCGACGCGCTTCGCGATCCACCGCGCGGCGATGCCGAGGATCGCGATCACAAGCGAGAGAAGGACGTCCTGTAGTTCGACGCTCATCGGATCTCCTTAGTGATGAAGTAGGTGACCGCGCCCGTGACGAGCGCGATTACGAATCGCTCGAACATCGCGGTGAGCGGCGACTGTGCCGCGACCGTTCGTTCGAGTTGCGCGACCGACTGAGACAGTTGCGCGATGCACTTCTGAAGCGCGAGGTGATCCGCGCGCAGTTGGTCGAACCGCTCGGTGAGGACGGCGATTTCCACTTCGTGGGTCGTCATGAGAGGTTCCTTTATTGAGGCGCGACGATGGGAAAAGGTGCGGTCATGGAGTTGGAAGGAATCGGAGAAGTCATCTCAGGATCGTCGCGCCCTTTGTCAGGTGGTAACCGAGTAGCGGATGACGGCGAGGATGCGCGCCGATGAGAGGTCGGTCGGCGTCCCGGTCTTCACTACGTCGAGTCGGAGGACATCGTTCTGCGCGATGCCTGTCAAGTTCTGATCGAGCGCGAGCGCGTAGGCGGTCTCGCTGCCGATCTCCGCGCCGTTCGTCGACTTCACGGCGGATCGGAGGTTCTCCGACTGCGTGACGTTGCGAACGTTGAAGGTGTAGTAGTTCGAGCCGCTCGAACCCGTCGTCGCTACCGACGAGACGAGGAGGACGTCCGAGATGGAACACGCGGCGGGCGCGATCCACACGAGCGAGTTCCCGGTCGCGGAGATCGTGACGGGAACGGCGGCGGCGAGGAGCCGTCCATCGACCTGTCCTTTGTTCACCGCGTCCGTCGACGCGGAGCCGTTCGCGAGTCCCGTGATCGCGTTCGATCCCATTGCGAGCGCGCCGGACATCGTGCCGCCCGTGAGAGGGACGAGACCGCCGGACGCGACCGTGTAGTCGGGGACGATCGTCACCCAAGCCGACCCAGTGTAGACCTGTAGGACGTTCGTGTCGGTCTTCGCGAAGAGTTGCCCTTCGACGGGCGTCGGCGTCGTCGGTGCCGACGTTCCCGAGAAGGACGAACGGCACGCGCTGAAGTTGTCGTTAATCACGGAGCGCGACGACGTTACCGTGTCACCTGCTCCGATCGTGGTAAAGGTCTGCGACATTTCTAGATCTCCTGCGGTTCGATGAACCGTGGAAGGTTATTCGGATCGTAAGTCCATCCGGGATCGCACCGCTCGCCATCAGCGAGTTGCACGGTGGTGAGGCCATCCCACATCGGATCGCCGCCGCCCCAGATGATGACGTTCTCGACGATCAGATCAGAGTTGACTAGAGCCCAACGCATTACATTTCCTCGTAGAAGAGATAGACGACCCCGTTTCCGCCCACGCCGCCTGCGCCACCGCTTGTTCCTGCGACTCCTGATCCGCCTCCACCTGCGCCCCCGGAGCCGCGCCAACCGTTGCCCCCGGCTCCTCCGCCTGTCGCTGTGGTTGTCTTGAATCCGCCGTATCCTCCGGTCGCAGGTATGGTCGAGACGAAGTGGAACTCGCCGAAGACGGGAGCCGAAACTAGACGGTCGAGGATGCGGGTAACGTAGTCCTCGGACAGTAGTCTGCTGTCGATTCCGGCTTGTCCTTTCGTTGCTGTTCCTGATGGTGTAACGCCCACGGGTATTCCGAAACCAATCGAGTAGACGTTAGCGGCATCGTTGCCTGTATCAGAGGCGCATCCGCCGCCGTAGCCTCCGACGGAGTTTCCCATCGAAAAGGTTAGACCGTTAGCCAATGTAGGAGGTCCACCGTAAAGTGCTGCGCTCGATCCCGAACCGCCTTGTCCACCTTGATTGGCACCGCTGCCAGTTCCGCCGTTGCTTCCGACGACGCTTCCATTTGCACCGCCTCCGCCTCCCGAACCTCCGTTGAGGTTGAAACCTTGCGTGTAGTTTCCAGATCCTCCTCCGTTCCGAATATACAAGGTCGTTTGCCCGCCGGTTCCGCCTGCGCTTCCGTTAGTGCCATCGACGCTCGACCCTGCTCCGGACGTTCCGCCTGCTCCGATCGTAATCTCAAATCGTGCGGGTATCGTGCCGACGAAAGCGTACATGGGCCAGCGGTAGAGATAGCGAGTTGCTCCTCCACCTGCGCCTCCTCCGCCTCCAGCCGTGGTACTCGCGGCGAGCCGACCTCCGCCACCTCCGCCACCTGCCGCGCAAGCGAGAATCGAGACATAGTTCGCCCAAGCCGGAGGCGAAATATTGCACGATGTCTCAATGATCTCGTAGGCGAATCGCCCGAGGCGCGACGGTCTTCCCGATCCGAAGCCATTCAACAATCCGTCATTCATCAGTAGGTCGCTCCGTAGACGACCACGTTGAACGTCTCGCTCTTTTCGGTCGATGCGTAGAGTTTCTGCGTGTTGCTCGACACTTGACCCGGAAGGATCAGTCCGACGAGGTTCGCGCAGTTCGTTTGGAATGCGGACAGCGTGGCTGAAGGCGTGACCGCTACGACCGGAACCTCCTCGATGAGACGCTTCGTCGTGCCGCCGTCAACCGAGATAAAGAAGCGGATCGCTCCGGCCGTTGTCGTGCCTGTCGCCTTGATGTTTACACCTAGAATACGCTTGCCGATACCGGAACCCGCCGCCGTGGTCGGACCAGCCGCGATCTCGACGGTCGTGCCGCTGCCGTCGCGTGCCGTGTTGGCGGTCGTAACCTGTGAAACGTCGATTGTTGGAGACGTTGCGTATTGTGCCGTCGTTGCCATTAGAAAATCCCCGCAAGGAAGAACATATAATCTGGCGCGGACGTTCCGCCGCCGCCGCCGCTGTTCGCGATCCACTTCAGACCCGTTGTCTCCGCCGAGTCAGCCGAGAGGATATACCCGTCCGTGCCGATCGCGAGCCGCGAGTCTGCCGAAGCGGTGCGCGTGAAGATGTCGCCCTTCGTCGTGAGAGGCGAGGTGAACGTCGCCGCCGCCCACACGAGGCCCGTAGTCTGACCGCTGTCGGCCTTGAGATAGTAGCCGTCGGTGCCGACGCCGAGGCGAGCGAGCGCGGAAGCGTCGCGCGTGAGAATGTCGCCTTTTGTCGTCAGCGTCGAAGTGCCGCCTTCCGGCCCTTGTGGCCCGGTCGCGCCCGTGGATCCCTGCGGGCCTGTCGCGCCTTGCGGCCCGGTATCGCCCTTCGGGCCTTGTGGCCCTGTGGCCCCGGTATCGCCTTGCGGCCCCGTTGCACCCGTTGCGCCTTGTGGGCCTGCCGCGCCCTGAGGCCCCGTATCGCCCTTGGCTCCCTGCGGCCCCGTTGCGCCGACGTCACCCTGCGGGCCTTGCGGGCCTGTGTCACCCTTCGCGCCCTGCGGGCCTGTCGCGCCCGTATCACCCTTGACGCCTTGCGGGCCTTGCGCGCCCGTTGCGCCTTGCGGGCCTTGAGGCCCTTGCGCTCCGTCGGCTCCTTGCGGGCCTGTGGCTCCCGTGTCGCCTTTAGCACCAGTCGCACCCTGCGGGCCTTGCGCGCCCGTCGAACCTTGAGGGCCGATCGCGCCCTGCGGCCCCGTCGCGCCCTGCGGGCCTTGGGGGCCGACGTCGCCGGACGTTTGGCGCGAGCCGTTGTAGATGACGTACCAGCCGTCGTCGGCATACGCGGCGGTCGCGCCGGAGAGGAGCGTCGCCTTGAAGATGTTTCGCGTCGCGCTCCCGCTCGAATCGATGAGACGAACGGTCAACGTGACCGACGCGGTGTCGGCATTGTAGATCTCGACGCCGCGAACCACGAACTCCGTCGAGGAACCCGGCGCGTTGAGAATCGTGACCGCCGTCGTGCCGTTCAACGCGACGTGCTGTACCTTCGCGGTGAACGTCGTCGACGTATGCTCGGCATACGACACGACTGCCGTCGGCTGCGTCGTCGCGACCGATGACGATAGGACGGCTTCGAGCGTCTGAGTTGTTGCGGATAGCGTGATCATAGACCGATGTTGACCGCCTTCAGGATATCAGGAAGCGATGCGGATCCGCCACCGCCGGAAGCGGGTTTCCACGCGACGCCTTCGCTCGCGGTCGAGTCTGCCGTGAGGACGTAGTTATTCGTGCCGACGGGAAGTCGGACGACGGTCGTCGAAGTTCGCGCGAGGAGGTCGCCCTTCGTCGTGAGGGTTGTTGTGCCGCCCTCGACGCCTTGAGGCCCTGTGGCTCCTGTCGCGCCTTGTGGGCCTTGCGGGCCTGTATCGCCCTTCGCACCTTGAGGGCCAGTTGACCCGGTCGCGCCTTGTGGGCCGACCGCTCCCGTGTCGCCCTTCGCGCCCGTCGCTCCTTGCGGCCCCGTCGCTCCTGTATCGCCTTGCGGCCCCGTGGCTCCCGTGTCGCCCTTGATGCCCTGCGGCCCTTGCGGCCCGGTAGAACCTTGCGGCCCCTGCGGGCCTGTCGCGCCGTCCGCGCCTTGAGGCCCGGTCGCGCCAGTATCGCCCTTCGCACCCGTTGCGCCCTGCGGCCCGGTCGATCCCGTGTCTCCCTTTGCACCCTGCGGGCCTGTGGATCCTTGCGGCCCCTGTGGCCCGTCGGCACCCTGCGGGCCTGTGTCGCCCTTGGCTCCTTGAGGCCCGGTCGCGCCTGTCGGGCCTTGCGGCCCCGTGGCCCCGGTCGGCCCCTGTGGGCCTTGCGGCCCCGTTGGCCCTTGTGGCCCGGTGCCTCCGATCTTCCACGCGACGCCCTCAGCGGTCGTGCTATCGGCGGTCAGGACGTAGTCGTTTGTCCCGACGCCGAGCCGCGTCACCGTCGCCGATGCGGTTCCGACGAGGAGGTCGCCCTTCGTCGTCACCGTGGATTTCGCGACCTTGCCGTCGGTGTAGTTCTTCGTCGCGGCGTCCTGCGCGTTCACGGGGTCGAGAACGGACTGGATCGCCCCCGAGTCCATCGAGAGCGTGCCTTTTATCGTCACGTTCCCGTCGCCGTAGACGAGGACGGTCGGAGCGTTCGAGGTGTTCTGAACTTCGAGGACGGCGTCGGTGTTCGCGTTCGCCTGAATCGTGACCGCCGCGTAGCCGGACGCGCTCGGCTTGATCGTGTTACGCGCGGCGTTCGCCGGGGACGTCGTTACGAGGTCGATCCCCGAGATGGTATAGGTTGAGTTCACGCCCCCGTCCGCCGCCGTGATCCCATCCGCGACGGCGATCGCGCGCTCCGCGCTGAGGTCGCCCGTGTTACCTATTGTCAGGTACGGTACGGTAGACGGCGCGAAGCCCGACGCCTCGATCGTGAGCGCACCGCCCTCGCCCGCATCCGTGAGCGTGATGCCCGTCCCCGCCGTCAGGACGCGTTCGTTCGTGAGCGTCGCGTTCGTGCCGAGGACGAGATAGGAGGCGTCCGTTGGCGCGCCTCCGCCGCCCCCGCCGCCGCTGCCGCCCACGCCCGCCGACTGGACGGGAGTCACGGTGAGGATTGTTGACGGCGTCGCCGGACGCGTCGGCGTCGTCCCGGTCGGGAACGCTTCGACCGACACGCCTGTGTCCGTGCTGCTCCACTTGAGTTGGAGATAGTCCGACGCGGCGACCGTCGTCACGAAGTTCCAAGACTGGACGGATTCGTGACCGCCCTTGATCGTGAACTTCGAGTTGGACTGGTCTACGTTCGTGCCGTTCTTCGCGAGCCATAGGTCGACGTCGGCATCGCTGCCGCCGCCGTGCGTGAACTGCGCCGAAAACTGAACGTTGTACGTTCCCGCGTAGGCGAACGTGATCCGTGTCGGGTTCCCGCTGCCATCGTTCACGATCGAGACGCCGTTCGCCTCGTCGGTGGTGTTGAACTCCAACGAGTAGGCGGTGTTCGCCGCGCCCGCCGTTTGGTCGGTGTCGTCGTGGAAGGCTCCGTAGTAGACGCCGGGGAAGTCGAGCGACGTTCCCGTGAGCGCGGTCACGCGCGGCGTGTAGCGCGTATGCGGACGACGAAGCGTCACGCGGAGATCGCACGAAGTGAACGCCGAGACCTCGGACGGGACGTAGCGCGCGAACGACCCGCCGTTGAACCGCTGTTCCAACGTAGGCGAGAGCGCGGCGACGACGTCGGGCCAGCCCTCGAACGTCATCACGGCGGCGACCATGCCGTCGAAGGGGACGGCCATCTGTTCCCAAGTCGGATTCCCGCGCACCTCGGAGCCGTCAAGATAGAACGTGTCCCACGTTTGCGATGCCTGATCCCACGGGATCACCGACTCCGACCACCACCGACCCTCAGGCGCGAGGCTCGCCGCGACCGACCACACCGCGCGCGTTGCCGTGTCGGAGAGTGCCGTCGAGACGTAGGTTCCCGAGAGGTCGCCCGTGTCGAGGACGAGGTTCCCGGAGGCGACGACGGTATCGGTCTTCGTGCCGGAAAAGACCGCCGTGTCGTCGACGGTCTCGACGGTCGTATACGTCGAAGGCGCGACGACGGGCGTGACGGTCGCCGTCACCTCCGACGCGGAGTAGGTTCCCGACGCGGACACCGAGCGCGCGTAGATCTTGAACGCCGAGAGCGACGGCGTGACGCCCGTCCAACGCGGCGTCGACGAGCGCGCGAGGAGCGTCGAGCCTGCCCACGAACCCGATGACGTCGAGGAGTATCGGATTTCGTAGGCGGCGATCCCGGCGACGTCGGTCGGCGGCGTGACTTCAACGGTCAGGTCGAGATCGGCAGTCCCCGCCGAAACGGCTTGGGGAGCCGCAGGAACGACCGAGCGGCCCGTCGGGTAGGCGTAGAAGAATGTCCCTTGCCGCGCCGCCCTGCGCGTGCCGGACGCCGCCACGGGCGCGATGGACACGACGTAGGCGGTTCCCGGCGCGACGTCGAAGGAGATCGACTGATCGGCCCTGCCGACGTACTGCCACGAGTAGTCCGGCGCGAGAGCCTCGTCGGCGAAGGCGAACCAAACGTCGGCGCGTTGCCACTTCGACTCGGTGTCCCACTCGGCGCGCAGGCGCACGCGCGCGCACCCGTCATCGCACGCGACTAGGTACTCCTCTAGGACTCGACCGCGCGAGATGCGTGCGGGAAACGCGCGAGGGTCGGGCATCGTGTCGGTAAACGATTCAATCTCGCCGGGGTCGTCCGCGTAAACCGCCGCGTTGTACTCGGTCGCCGTGATGCGTCGCTGAAGTTCCGGCGTGAGCGTCACGCTGTCGATTTGGAATAACTTAGGCCACGGGTACGCAGTCCCGTCGGACCCGAACGCGAACGGATCGCCGACCGCCGGATTCACAGTCCACGCGACCGAGACCGTTAGCGTCGATTCGTCGCTCGCATCGGTCGCCGTTACCGTTCGCTCCTGCACGATGTCGGTCCCGAGTGCGGAGGAATAGGTCCGCACGGTGACGACGGCTCCTGCCGGGATCGTTGCAACCTTTGCGTTCACCTTAATCGTGGTCGCGGATGACGCCTTGACCCGCCCGCCCGTTCCGCGTCCCGTCGCGTCGTGCTGTACGCGCACTACGTCGAGCGGCAGGAGGTGGAGCGACTCAACTCCAGCCGTCCATTCGATGCGACGCCGTAGAAGTTCCGCGCGGTTTAGGTCGCGTTGCGCGAGCCGCGCCGCTTGCACCGCACGCGTAACGCCGACGGCTTGAAACGACCGCTTAACGACGGGGTTCCCGTCCGTGAAGATCGCCGCGTCGTCGTATCGTTTCTGCCAATCGGCCTCGTACCCTGTTTCCGCGTTGAGGTACTGAACCTCGACGGCGTTCACGCGGTCGAGTTTGCCCAGCCATTCGACGGAGAAATCCGCCATGTTGCCGACCGAGAACACGCCGACCGCCGAGGACGCGCGATCGGGGAACATCGTCACGCGGTTACCGATGATCATCGCGCGCGCGAACGCCGACCGCGCAACCGCAGCCACAAGTTCCCATCCGCTTTGCACCTGATCGACCACAAGGCCGATTTCCGCGCGCTTCCCTGCGCCAACCTCGGGAACCTCGTCGCAGTAGTCCGCCCAATCGTCGAAGGAGCCTAGGTCGATGTTGTCGAGCGTGAGGCGACCGCCGCGGCCCATTCCGTATTCCTGCGAAAGCAGGAGGTCGAGCAAGTTCCACGCCGGGTTCGTCGTATAGACCGGAGCCGATCCGAAGTTCGGCGAGGTTTCGGAGACGCCGTCCCAAACCCACACCTTCCGTCCTTCAACGTCAGCGGTCACGGTCGGGAGCGCGCCTGAGAGTTGATCCGTGCCAACAATCTTCAACGCGACCAACGCCTTAGACGGATACGACAACGAATCCCGCGTTATCTCGTTGACCGCAGTCAGGATTGATTTGGATTCGCGGTCCGATGTTGTCTCCGGGTACGCGCTCACGCGCTCGACCTCGATTTCGTAGGTGGCCGTCGCGGGTAAGTTGATCGAGAACTGCCGCAGGGTCGGCGAGATTCGCGCGGCGTTGAATCGGATTGTCGCGCTATACGCGCTCCACGTCGCCGCGCCTTGCTGTCGGTAGCGGTATCGGAAATCCGCGTACCAGTTGGTCGGTACGCCGTTGTCGAGGTCGTACAAACCGGACGGGAACGCAAGTTGAATATCGACGGCGTCAACCGCCTGAGACGTAACGTGAACGAATGGCGCGCCGTCGTCTAGGAGTACGTCGTATGTAATCGCCGTCGTGTTGTCGCGGAAGCCGTCGATCGCGTCCTGCGTGCGATCTCCGAGGCGGACCCATACTTCCGCGTCGTAAGACGAAGCGGGGTTGCCGTCGATTTGGATGCCGTCCGGGATCGCGTTGCCCGTGAGGTTGTCCGCCGCCGCGGTCAATCCGCCGACCGATTGAACGGGACCGCGCGAGACGAAGACCAACATCCACAGAACGGCGCGGCCCTCGGCGTCAATCTTCTGAAAGGCAGAGATGATGTTTCCGCCGACGCGATGCGCTCCGTATACGATCGGCTGAGCGATTCCGACTTGCGAAGTATTGCGTAGTCCTTCGAGGTTCCACGTCGGCGTCGGCGATTCTTCCGGCGGTGACCCCGGCATGAGAAGCGACGTAAGCGCGTTCCCGAGGAGCATCATGCCGAAGCCGACTAGAAGTTCCGCACCGTCCGGCGCGCGCGTGAAGGCGATTGCCTCGCCGAGTTCCACGGCTCGCGACCAATCCGCAATCCTTCCCTCTGCGCCGATCGCAAGGTTAGCCCACGCCGGAGCGTAGTCGGCGACGGTCGCGCCTTCCGTGAACGCGCACACGACGACGGTACGCGCTGACGGGTCGAACGCGTCGGGAACCTCGACGATTGTCACGCCGTCGCGCGTGCGCTCGATGCCGAGCGGGTCTGCCGCCTTCGGTCGCACCGCGCGCATCACGCGCCCTGCGCGTTCGTATGCGCCGAGGCGCGAGACGATGACGCCGTGATTTCGGTGGGAATGAAGGATGCGCCGCTCGCCGATATAGACCGCGACGTGATCGACGACGCCCGGCGTGTCCTCAGCGCATAGGACTAGGTCCCCTGCCTCGATGTCTTCGAGGTTTACCGGAGACCACGCGCAAGCCGCGAGGAGCCGCGCGGGGTCGCGCTCGATCGGTAGGCCGAGGCGTCGGTACACTTCGACCGCGAGGTCGTAGCACCCGGTTTCCCGCCACGGTTTGCCGAGGAGGTCGTCGTATACCTTCGGAGGAATGATGCGCTCAAACACGGGCGGGACCCTTCGGGATTCCGGGGAAACCGCCGAAGCGGTCGGGATGAAGTCTCGGCCTGCCGTTCGCGACCTCGTTAGTACCGTGAACGCGGCAACCGTTCGCGCCGTTCAACGTGAGGTCGCACGATGTCGGGTCGAAGTTCGGATTCGTCGCGGCGATCAGGTTCGGAATCGTCTTCGGATAGAGGCACTCGTCGGAGCCGTACACGTATGGACACCGCCCGCGCTCCTGACGGATCGACGGAACTTGGCAGTCCATCAACCCATATTGTGCGAGCGAGAACGTCGCCGACGTCAGGTTCGCGACGACGCGCACGATGCGCCACGTTCCCTTATCAATCGCGGTCCCGGCTTGCGCGCTGTAAAGGTAAATCTGACACGTGCGGTCGATGACGTTCCCGCTTTCAAGTTCAACCGCGACCTCGCGCGTTACGTTCGAGACCATGACCTGAGGGGTCGGCAACGTGGATTCGCCGTCCACGTCAAGCCCCGAGACGCCGATCGGGAACGCCGAGTAAGTGTTGCCGCCGTATACGATCGCCGCGTCCGCGCCCGCGAGGTAGAACGCGGACGAACCGTTGCGGTCAATGCGAAACAACCACGAGAACGGGTAGATTGAGCGTCGTTCGTTCTTCGCGACGTAGAAGGATGCCGGAATGGATTCCGTCATAGCACCTCCTCGACCGAAGCCGCCGCGCTCCACGCGCCGGGTCCAATCTTCGCGAACTCCACGTCCGACGTAAACCGCACGCTAACGGCTAGCGCGGTTTCGGGATCGGTCCACGACCACGTCGAGAACCTCCCTTTAACGTCGGCGGTCAACGTCGCGAGGGTCGCCTTCTCCGAATCATCCAGCGCAGTCCATCGGAACGCCCAACGCCGCCGCCGCTTCGTCGTGAGCGGGAACGCGACGCGGTCGCCGGAGTCTGCGCGAAACGTCGCGACCTGATAGTCGTCTATCGTTTCCTGAGTCCACGAAGGCTGCACCGAAAGCGTATACGCGCTCGCGTTTGTCTCCGTCGATACGGTCGCCGCGGAGTACGTCACCGGAGCCGATAGCGCATAGGACGGCGTGGCGGTTGTGAGATTCGCCAACGCGCCAACGTCGCGCACGCGGAGCCGCTCAAACTGATTCGCCGCGACGTAGGACGACGGAATAAGAACCCGCGACCCCGGACGATTGAGGAATCCCGCGTAGAGTTGCCCTGAGGTCCACGACGCGAGGATGCCTTGACCCGTGTTCGTGCCGTAGGTTCCCGCGTTCTGTGCTGTCGGAAGTCCGATCGAATGCTCCGCGCCCGTCGCGTCCGTGAACGTCGCGAGGATTGATGCAAGCGAGAACGTCGGCGCGAACCACGTCACGCGCGCGCGAAGGTTCCACCGTTCACCGTTCGTTGCGTTCGGCAGCGTGACAGCCGCGCCGCCAATATCGGTGAAGGTCGGGACCGCGAAGGTTGACGACGTATCGACGCGCACAAGGCGACCAGTCGTCCAAGGCGACGCGCCGCCCGTCCGTGTCACAAGGACGGCATACGCGCCGACGCCTGTCGTCGTTCCCGCGATCACAAGGCCGACGTAGGTCGTGTGGTTGGCGATAGTCGTCGTGGACCCGCCCGCCGTATAAGTGAACTGGTCGGTCTGATTTCGCCACACAAGATCGCACGCGACCTCCCCGACCTTGTTGTTAGTCGCGTCTCCGGCGAGTTGCCCGAACCAGTCGGTCGCGAGGACGGCTTTCCCCATCGTGGCGGGCGTTGCACCCTGCGCTCCCGATGCCGACGTGACTACGAGCGCGCCGCCTGATACGGTCGGCGCACCCGCAAGGGTTCCGCCTGCGACGTACTCCAAACCGCTCGAAGCCCACGTGCGGGAGACCGCCGTCCACGGAGAGACAAGGTTCCCCGTGCCTGTGAAGTTGTCGAGGAGGAGCGTAAGGCTCACGCTACGCCGCCTCCCGATGCGACAACGCGGAACCGTTGCCGGGTCGCGGGGTCGCTCGACATGAGAGACATCAGCGCGGTCTTCACCTCGCGCGCGGTTCGCTGCGGATCGGTCGCTCCGTTGACGTTGATGGTTACGTTTCCGATGGAACCTCCCGCCGCGCTCCGCCCTGCCGTGATGATGTTCCCCGAGGTTGACGGCACGAACATTTCAGGACCGCGCTCCCCAACCATGAACGCGGAGCGACCGCGCACGAATCCGCCGGATGCTTGTCCGTCGAAAAGTGCCGGAGAGATTTCGCCGCCGAACTCGTCGAACGCGCCGCCGTTCTGCGGTTCCATCGAGCGACCGCCGAGAAGACCGCCTACGATTCCCGTCAGGAACTTCTTGAGCGATTCCTGCGCCATCATTCGCCCTACGTCGGCGATCATCTGTCCGATCATGCGCGTAAACGCGCGGCCCACATCCTCCGTTCCGGCTATGATGGAGTCAAAAGTATTCACGAACCGCGTGGAGATTTCGGACGCGACGGCCTCGGCTTGCTCCCAAATCTTCGCGTTCTCCTCCGCGCGGCGTTCGTAGTATGCGCGCCATTCGTCGGCCTCGCGTGCGCGCGCGGCATTGTTTATCGCGAGTTCTCGCGCCTGCGCGTCTGCGGTGAGGCGCACGCGCTCGGCTAGCGCGGCCTCTTCCTGCGCTAGGTCCTCCTGTCGGATGCGCTCAAGAGTAGCGGAAAACTCGATTTCGTCCTCGGATATGTCGTCTAACGCGTCGCGGT